AATCCACCTAAAGCTCTAATGTATAATTTAGCAGCTTTGTTAGAAACGTATAATTTTAAATCTTCTTTTCCAAATAATGTATTAGGAATAGCATCTACTGTATCTTGCATTTTATCAATGATATTTACAGCAGTTAAAGCAGCAGCTCCAGCTACATCAATTACAGTTGCATCAGCAGCAGCTAAAGTTTCTAGTCCATTGTACTCTCCAGCTTGTGCGCCACCTAAGTTTCCTGTCCAAATATTAATTTCGTTTTGTGCTGCTACTTTAGCTGCAACATAACCAATTAAGTATTCTGAGAATGAACTTGGTAGTCCGTTGTTGTTAAATGCAGAGTAACCCATTTGAATAGCATCCCAAGTGTTAAGGAAGTCTGATTTACATAAGTTTAAGTTCACTTGGAACTCTTCTGGTTGTAATACTACTTCTGAAAGTGTTACAGAAGATGAAGCTGAAAAATCACAAGTTCCATCAGCAATTAAAGCTCCTGTTTCTACTTTTTGTATTACTTGTTTAAATTTTACATTTGGCATTACAGTAATACCACCATCATCAATAGTTGAAGCAGTTAATAGAGCAGCAGAAATATATTTTCCACTAAATTCCCCAGCATATGAGCTAGAAATTGTTACTGTAGTCGCTAAGTCTGTTCTTTTTGACATAATTTTAATTTTTTTAAATATTAGTTGTTGTTAAATAATCTTGCAAATACTCTATCTTGAGTATTCATCGGTCTGTTTTGTGCATAACTTCTATGCTCTACTTCGTTTTTACTTTCTGGATTGTGCTTGATAGCAGTAGGAGTTTCAGCAGATAATTCTACTTCCTCGTTTACTTCAATTTCTGAAGCATCTACTTTGTTTTCCTTGTCTGCTTTTAAGTCTGCAATTGCATCCTCTAAGTTTTTAATTCTTTTCTCCATGCCTTTCCAATCAGCTACATCAGCTTCTTCAGCCATTTCTACTTCTTCCTCTACAGGAGCTTCTACAACTTCTTCAACTTCCTCCTCTACGGATTCTTTTAATTCAGCGATAAGACCATCCTCTTCTACTACTAGTAGCATAGAATCATCCATTAGATACTCTCCTTTAGGAACAGCAATTCTTTCATCTTCATCGGTTACAATAAAGACTTCTTTACCTTTAGAAAATTCATCAGCTTCAAAGCGAGTTCCGTTTTCCAACTTTCTCTCTTCAAGTTGAACTTCTAAACCAAGTAAAGTTTTGACTTTGTTTAAAGTTTCTTTTGAGTTCATATATATATATTAATTGATTATAATTATAATATAAACCCCATAGTATTATTGCTGTTGTAATTTGTCTTGATTTTCAGACATGATAAAACCACTATTGTTTTCTAATCGCATAAAGTCCTCAAAGTTTTGCCCTGTTGTTGAGCCTATTCCTTGATTTTGTAAATCTCCGTTACAGCATTTAGAATTATAAGTATTGTCTTTACATAAGCATCCTCTTCTACCACCTCTTGGAGAGGTTCTACTTACTGTTGGTCTTTGATTCCTTGAGTACATCTATTATATCTTTTAGTAGTTTATCATCTTCGCTATAAGTATCTTTTTGCTTATCCTTTGGTCTACTTAATTTATCTGCAAAATATCCTTCTATAGAGAAGCCTTTGATTTTGTTTTTCTTAACGTAATTATTCCAAATTTCATCATTATCTACTTTCATAGAAACCATCCATGTTCCTATTGGCATATCTAATCCATACTTTTTACTCTTGTCGTACAAGTCAGATTCCACAATCCAAGACTCTACTACTGTCATGCCATCTAATTTTTTAGTAGCGTGTTCCATTGTAGCCTGTCCTTGATTACCAGATTTTAAAAACATCTGTGAAGCTTTAGCTACTGTATCTTTAGAGAAGTAGATATAAAACTCATGATCTCCTGATTTTCTGTAAATAGGTTTGTCTGGTATAAGAGCAGCACCCATTAACAAGCGTTTCTCTTTTGATACTTCTGCAAGTCTTATTTTATCCTCATTTTTAAGAGCAATAAAATCTTCTTCTATTGCTGGTGCAGAAACTACAGAAATTGCTTCTATTCCAGAGAACTCTTCACTTTCTTCATCTATTACTAATTCTATTATATCCATAATTCTAACATTTTAATATAAACCTTATTAATGTATTTTTGTTTTATTAACCGAGCGATGCACTTTGTATAATATTATTCTGTAAGCTTTGTGCAGTAGTAACATCTTGAGAAACAACAAAGGCTTGAACTGGTGGTTGATCACCTAAAGCAGAAGCTATTTGATTAGTTCCAGAAGTGCCTAAAATATTAAATGATGGAGTTTGAGCCATTATTGAACTAACATTTGGAGTAGCTGCACTAACTGTTCTAGTAGGATTGGCTGCTGTAGCACCTGATGTTGATTTTGGATTAGTTTTTAGAATATCTTTAACAGATTTAAAGCCAATCCCAGCTATAGTAGCAACATTTGCAATTTTAAGTCCAATTTCAAAAGGAGTAATTGTTTTAGTTGCTAATTCAGCAGTTATACCTTGATAAGTATTTATAAGAGCTGCTGCTGCTGCTGCTGCCTTACCAGCTTTAGAGTTTTCTCCTAATAACTGAGCTATTCCTAAGAAAGTAGATTTAGCCATTGATAACTTAGCATCTTTTTCTATTTTATCTCTTTCTGCATCAGCTTTAATATCTGCATCTTTACCTTTTTGTATTTGACCATTCCAATATGCTATTATTTTAGCTTTTTCTTCTTCTGTAGCATTTAAACTTTCTAATTCTGCAAGTTCTTTAGTTTTTTGTATTTCTGCTTTTTCCTCTTCCTTTATAGCATTTTCTTCTAATCGCTCTTGCTCAAACTCATCTTGTATTTGTTTTATTCTCTCTAATCTTGTTAATTCAGCTTGTGCTTCTTTTTCTAATTCTTCTGCTGCTTCATCTAACTTTCTTTGTTTTTCAGCTTTTTCTTCATTTTGTGCAGTTGTTATTTGTGTTTGAAGTAATCTTTGGCTTCTTAATTTTTTAGTATCTAATTGAATTAATTTAGCTTGCATTTCAGCAAGTTTGTCTTTATCCTCAATAGTAGTTTTGCCAAGAGCCATTTCATCAGCTTGAGCCTTTATTTTAATTCTTTGAGATACAATTTCTTTTTGAGTAATTTCTTCCTCTAGCCTTTGTGCTTCTTTTAACAATGCAATTCTTTGTGTAGCATTATTGTTTTCTCTGTCCTCTGCTTGTAGTCTTATATCATTTATCTTTCTATCTGCTTCTGCTCTTTCTGTCTTTAACGCTCTATCAATGTGATGTGCTTTTTGTCTAGCTTTAGTTATTTCTGTCATTGCAGAAATCTCCGTTTTAGTTTCTTCTATAAAATCTGTTACAGCTTCTTTTGCATCATTATAAGCTCCTTTTATAGTTCCTATAGGATCAGATATAAACTTTTTAAAACCATCAGCAAAGCTTTTAAATACTTCTTGAGGTTTAGTAAATACATCAATTATTAATTCTCCTAAAGAAGCAAAGGCATCCATAACCTGATTAGTAACAGCTCCAATAGCTGCCAAAGCTATTTGGAACTTCTCTTGCCCAGCTTCACTTCTTTTAAATGCAGCAATTATTCCAGTTATTGCAGCTAATAACAAACCTATACCAGAAGCTAAAAAAGCTATCTTAAATAAATTCATTCCCTTTACAGCATCTAATATAGTTCTATAAAAACCTCGCATTGATGTTATAGCACCACCAGTAGCTTTATCTACTAAACCAACAACTCCAGTTAGCTTATCCTGTTCTTTAACAGTTTCTTTTAAAGTCTTATTTGCAACTTTTTGCTCTTCTGTAAGAACTCTTCTAGCTTTTTGTTCTTTAGTTAATTCTAAGTTAGTTTCTCTTAACTTATCGTTATAAAACTTCTGTGCTGCCAAATTACTTTTACTAGCACTTGCTAATTTTTCTTCATAAAAGGCTTGATCTTCGGTAAGCTTTTGAATTACCTTATCTTGAATTTCTAATTGTTCTGTTAAATCATCAACAGACTTTTGTGCAGCTTTAGTTTCTGCACTTATTATAATAGTTACTGCCATTTTATCTTTCTTTTTACTTGCTCATAACCTTCTTTTAAAGATTGTGGCAATTTGTTTTTTCCCTTTGCTATATCTATGTTTTTACTGACATTATAAAAATCACTTAGATTTAATAGTTTTAATATTATCATGTTAATACGGATGCAGTATAATTACTTTGCTTAGTAATAAGCTCTAGTCTGCTTTTATTGGTTAATAAATTATTTCTAATACTATTTATAAAATACTCTTGACCATTAATAATAAACACATCATTAAGTTCATAGTTTAAAACTATTGAAGAAGGTAATTGAGCAGTAAACTCTACAACTCTAGCTTGTTGTTCAAATAGCTTTACGATATACTGAGAATAAAATCTGTTGAATAAACTATTGGTATTTACCTCTCCTGTATATTCATCAAACTCAGTTCCAAAATTTAAAGTGTGATTACGATCGCTAGATACATTAGAAGGAGCGTTGTAAGATTGAAAGTTTGCACTTAGTATTGGATAGCTACTAGAGTCTACTAAACGATTAAAAAATAAATATGGTTTACCTAGTGTAGTCTTGTTTTCTGCATCTACCCACCAAGCAAATACATTGCCTGTTAAAGCTCCGTTTTCATCTCTTGGATTTATAAGCTGACTTCTTTGTCCTTGTAACTGTAATTGAAAAGCTTGACCATCGTATTTGTCAGGAGCAGAATAACTTAGACCTCCAAAGTTCTGACTAAATTGATTTAAGAATCTTAGACTAGTTTGCGTTACTGGAGGAGAATATTGAAAGTTAATTAATGAATATGGAATTGGTCTGTCTACATTATTGCTTTTTACATCTATATATTTTGATATATCCCTAGATACTCCTGTAGTCATAAAGTCATCAAAAGTTTCTACATATATTTTATTACTTCCTCTTTTTGTGTATGCAGTTAAATTAAAGGTTTGAAATAAAGTTGTCATAAAATCCAAGACCTTCATGTTAGGAATATAATCTTGTATAAATATATTATCATTTAAAATAAATTGTGAATAGGAATAATTACCTATTGAGCTACCAGTACCATCTTTTAATGTTCTAGTTATTGTCATTGTTCGAGCAAGGAAAGTGCTACTAATATCACAATTAAATCTAAATTCTAAATCAAATGTTCTGCTTGATAAAGTTCCACTAGTTAAACCTAGTAATGTAACAGTAAAGTTATTATTTGGAGTTATTAAAGTATTATTTTCTAATAACTCGTTTGTTGGTTTATCCTTTACAATTATTTCTAAATCTCTACCAGCAGTTGTATTTAATGCTACTCTTATTGTATAAATATATTCATCACTAACAACCAAATTACCTCCACTTAAAAAATCTGTTCCAGAAGTAAAACTAAAATCTGAAAAGGTTAATTTTTTTGATTTTTGTAATAAATTAACTCCAAATGTAGGAGGATCAGTTTCTGGAGCTGTTACAGGAGTCTTTTCTCTATGTAACCACAAATACAATTCATCAAATACTGGACTTGCAAAAAAACTTGTTATACCTGTTTCATCAACCATATTAAATTCAATATCATATTGAGTCTGTATAGCTTCAATTATTCTCTTGCATTTTATTGCTGGTTTAATTTCAGTTTTTAAATTATTAAAATTTGCATTGTGTAAATTAGGAGTTGTTATAGTATCAGATGAATCATAACTATAATAATTTTGCAAAGTAATTAATGGAAATGTAATATTTCTGTTTGCATCTGTTGTAGCATCTACTCCAGAGCTTTGTAGACCTACTTTTAAACCTTGAAATACATCTGTATTATTAAACTCAAGATCGTAAGTAGATAATGAATTTAAAGAGCTTAAAGTTTCATCTCCAAACTTATCCTTTAAACTAACTGTACTACCAAAGAATACAACTTTGTAAGCGTAAGCTTTATTATCTCTCATTGTTACAGAGTCTAATCTAATTTGACCAGTTTTATAATCAGCTCCATCTAATTTAATAATAGCATCAACTCTAAATCTTGCATCATATCCATTAATTATATTATTGTTGTAATAATGTTTAAATAATTTATTTACAGTAGGAGAAGCTGGTAGATTAAAACGCTGAGTAAAAGGTGCAAATATTTTACCTATATCTTTTATGTTTTGCTGCGAATCGGTTAATGTAATAGCTTCATCCTTAAACAAATCGACTCGTACATTATTTATGTATAGTTCTAAATTCATTTATCTTATGTTGTTTATTGTGTCAAATGCAAAGCTTACATCTATAGTGTAGTTTATTAAACTATCGGTAAGACTTGTTTTATAAGTGATTTGTTTATTTTCTATATTAACTCCTAAGGTTTGCCCTTCATAGTCTATCCATACTTTCTCACTTAAAAACAATTGTCTAAAGACTTCATTGTAAGATTCAGGATAGTAATCACTATTAAGAGTTAATGTTTGATTACCATTTTTAGTAAGTAGTTTAATTTGTGGATCATACGTATTATACGTTCCGTTAGTAAGTATATTAGATTTGTATCTATCCTCAGTTGTAGACATGCTTAATATAGAATTAGCAAACATCCATATTTCTTGATATGCTCCAAACTTATTTATAAAGATTAGTTTTAACGGAGTGTATTTACATTTTTCATATTTAATAATGTCTATAGTAACTGTAATTTGTGGAGTACTTTGAAACACTTTAACTTGATCTGAATTAAACTTAGAACCACCACTTAAGTTTTGAAAGTATTGTATTTGATCTTCAATATCTGGATTACTTAAAGGAGATTGCGTATTGACTACTGATCCGTTCAAAAGAAACTCTACTTTTGCAATGTTTGTATTATCTACAGGAATAGTAAACACCTCATCATTATTTCTAAGGATGCTTAAATTAGATTGTAATGTAGCTACTGCTAATTGTGGATTAACCCCATCTTCAAAATATCCATAACCATAAAACGCTCTCTCTCCTAATACATCAACTGGAGTTTGTGCTGTTGTGTTAATCGTTTCAGTAACTCTATAATCTACAAATATAGTTGTAGCTTCTGCATCTGTTACTGGAGTAGTTGGAAAAGCACCATCAAATTTAGCTTGTATATAATCTTTTACAAGCTCTGATATTTCAAAATTAATTTTTGCATTTATAGCTGTAGAATTAAGAGTGTATACAGGAGCATCTTGCCAATCTGTATTCTCTGCTCCAGTATATATATCTATCTCTAGCTTTGCACTTGTTAGATTAGTAGTTGCTAAGTTTATGAAGTACGGACTTCTAACATTTATTTTTCCCATTGTTTATAGTATTTCTTGATCTTCTTGTAGTACTGTGTTTATATAAATATCAAATTCATTTAATATTTCTTCTGGTAAATTATTATATGCTTTTAAAAAAGGATTAGTAAAAAATAGAGTAGGAGATATACCTTGAGCAAATATTCTTTTCTGTAACCAATACGCTACGCTAGTATAACTAGCAAGACTACCATTTTTTCTTTTTAGTTTAATATTGTTTTTTTCTGCCCAAGTCATTAAGCTCTCCATTGGTGGTCTTTTAGATTTGTAAGAAAACCTTTCTGCAATACCATCAGCTCCAGTAAATACTGATCTAGTATCTCTGCCTTTTTGTTTTCCTTTGGATTTCTTAGTGTCTGCTAAACTAGGCTTTGCTCCATAAACACCAGCATCTAAAAACATACCATACTCCTCCATGTAAAATTCTAAATCATAGCCATCTCTATTTTCTATAACCTTAGAGTTTAAGCTGTTTAAAAGATTACCACTTGTATTATTTTTTTCTCTTTTTAAGTTATCTCTTGCACCTCTTACAGTTTCTCGACCTAATAGTTGTAAGGCTCTTTGTAAATCCTTTAGCATATAGTCATGTCGTTAGGAACTAAAACATTAAAAGTGGTTGTAACACCAGCTAACTTATTTTCAAAACGATCTACAAAAAACTCTATCTGTGGATTGCCTTCTAACTGATACTTCTCTACATATAAATCTCCTCTTAGTAACAGCTCTAGCAATCTATTGGCTACTGCCATTTGCGTATTAAGTACATCTTGCTCATTGCTAGTACCTCTAAATTCTGCTGGTATGCCTTCTGCAAACTCTTTGCTTTCATCTACTATATCCATGCATAATACTGATACAGAAAAGTTCCAAACATTGCTCTGCATTGTTGCTCCTGAAATCATTACATGAGATAATGGAAATATAGTTTGCTTGTTTAAGTCTACTTCAAATAAATCTCCATAGGTTACTGTATTAACAAAAGCATCTAATTGAAGAGTTTCTCTTATTTTGTTAGATAGGTTATAAAATCCTTGCATATTATTTCATTTTGTTTTTAATCATTCTATTTTCTAAATCTGTTTTTTCTTTTACAAAGGATAAATACATTAAGCATTGATGTAAGGGAAGCTCTGTAATTTCTTTAAATTTTGTAATGCTTCCTTGACTAAGGCAGAATAATTCGCTGTAAGCTCCCCATTTTTTATTGAATCCACTTTGTGCAGAGGTAGACTCTTCAGTTGTTCCTTCAAATAATTCGGAATATAATTCAACAATTCGTTCGTTAAATTGTAAAAAAAAACCATCGCACCCATTACAACATTAAGTGGCATGTCTTTCATTACCTCACTATAGACATGGCTACCCTCATAATCCTCAATTATATATTGAGAGCCTAATTTCTTTTTAACTGGTCTAAACATTACAGCCATAGCCTTATGCATATTTCCCCAATCGTTTATGTAACTAGTGATGTCTTTATTTTCTCCATAAGTAATGTCATCTAGCTTTGGAATAAATCCGTAAGTAGTGCCATATATACTAAACTCAGGAACAAACTTATGTTCTATATCAAATATATCTTTGAAGCCTTCTATTATCTTATCCACTTCTATTGATTTCATTTTAGAAAGCTCATAGTCAGAAGTAGATAGTAGAGATTTTAATAGATCATCATTGCTAGGGTTTTCTATTAAACAATATTTTTGATAATCTTTTAATTTAATAAATTTAAGAGATGATGGAGTTATCATATAAAGCTTTTAGTATAAACACAAAAAGAGCCATGTTGTATAACACGACTCCTTTCTTACTAAAACAAAACAAAACAAAACCTATATTAAATCGTAATCTCCATTCTTATAATCTTCATAATCTTCTTCAAACTTATCTCTTATAATATTCTTACCTTTTTTTAAAGTATGGAATATATTGACAGAGCTAATATTAGTTTCTTTAGCCATACCTCTAATACTTAATGGAGTATCTCTATAAACCTCAAATATCTTTTTATCGTACCAATGCCATGTGTTTATTTCCTTATCTATCTTATTGCATATCTTTCCAAAGGCATACTCTTTAATTATATCTTCAGACTTGTAAAGTATTTCATCTACATTTTCTTTAAGGTTTCTATAATTACCTGTGTGATTGCTTACATCACAGAACCAAGTTTTATCCGTTAAATCGTACAAAGTATTAATATCTACTTTGCGTATTTTATTAGCTTGTTTAATGTAATTTATAAATATTGATCTTAGAATAAAAAACATATAACCTTTACTGATTTTACCTTTTTTAAACATTCTATTTTGATAGTTATATTTATCTATCTTAATATATGCTTCCTGAACTATATCCTCACTATATAATCCTCCTCCTAAAGCTTCTACCATAGCGATCCACTCTTTATGATATTGGTATATTTTATTAATTAAATTCATATCATTTTAATAAATATTGGAGCAAAGTCTTTTATTGTACTTATCTCTTTTATGTATTCATCTAAATAAACCATAGAGTTGTCAAAGTCTAATTGTGTTTCTTCATCGCCAATCTTTAGTAGTATATTAATGCATTCCCAATAGTTGTAAACTACCTTTTTAGGAAAGCATGTA